CTTTATCTAAGGTAAAACAATGAGTGAGACTATTAATTGACTAGAGAAGACTGTTGTCAGTGGGCAATCTTTATACTACGACTATCGGAACGGTGTGAAAACACAGCCCGGTTTAGACGTGTATCGATCTGCCGAAATCACCGAACTCAGCGACTCTAGGACATTTATACGGGGTATTAAACCGTATGACTCTACTCATCCTAATCCGTACTCTCGAGTATGGTTTATGGAAACTCCTTTGCTTCTTAATTTGTGGAATGTGACAAATTATACGTCACCCCCGAATACATCGCAGACCGAGGTTGTTACTACTGGCGGTGGAATACAAGTGCCCTCAATCGGGCTATTTCCGCTTCCAGATAGCACAGCTTCGTTAAACGTTGCTAGGGCAAACTATGGTAAAAATTTGTCAGGTACGCGTGTTAACTGGATGGAAAATCTAGGCGAGTACCGTGAAAGTATGAGAATGTTTAGTTCTCGCGGAAATTCGTTATTCCATAGTTTATATAATTATGGACGTAGCCGACCCGCGAAGCTCATACTTCGGGATATCGAATCTAATGCTAAAGCTTTTATGTCGGGTAGTAAATCTGCCCTCCGGCGTATAGAAGCCACTAACAAAATGGCAGCCGAAAGTTATTTAGCTTGGAAGTTTGGTGCTCAACCCCTTATATCGGACGTTGAAGACGCGTCTAAGGTCGTTAAACGCGGTCTACGTCTAAAACGTAAGTTACGAGGGACTTCGTCGAGTACTGAAACTGCGCGCTATGCCTACTTTTTCAATGCCGCAACTCGTTGCGGGACCCAAATCACTTACCGTGCTTCTCGTCAGACTGTCTACCTAATTGGTAGCGTCTTTAAGGAGTATGAGAATGATCAGGTTCCTGTTTCGCAACAGCTTGGATTATCTTGGCAAAATGCGCTCCCGACTATTTGGGAATTAATCCCGAATAGCTTCATTGTTGACTACTTTACTAATATGCAAGAGATCATACAGTCTGTATGTGCTCAAGTGTACAGTGGCGGGCAGGGTTTGTATCAAACAACCTTTTCTCGCTACTATATTGAAGTAGTTAAGATTCGTATGTGGGACACCACCTATGGGGATACTACCCCTTATGGTAATGGTGGAACTAAACGAGCCTTATGGACCGGGGGCACTGTTAGTGCGGGTAGTATGCAACGAATAACTCAAGGAATCAGCCTGATTCCATCGTTGGAGCTATCTATACCTAACCCTGCTCAATTTGTTAACATGGGTGCGCTCTTGGTTGCGAAAGCACATCAAGTAGGCGGATTCACGAAGACTCCGTTGTCTATAGGACTTCCACAAAGCGTCAGCGAAATTTCTGGTCGTGCCTCGAAAGGCATACCGAAGTTTAGCTTTTAATTAACCTATTGAGGACCCAATCATGGCATTCTCTCCATCTGGTACCACTAATGGTACCGCATTAACCGGTGTTACACTTCCAACTTTTACCTTAGTTGTCGATACGCCAAAGTCGCTAAATGCGAATCAATGGTATGTATCTTCGATCGGAGGTACTTGGACTGGTACAGCACCAAATAAGCATTCCGCATTGAAGATGTTTATCCTGACTTTCACTAAGCCTACAGTATTAAAAACACTGCTTGGCAAGTTTTATAGTGCAGTCTCAAACATCTACAGCAAGCCTATTCCCGTAAACATCTGGGAAATGCTTGTAGCTTCAAAAGCCTCTGTGGATACTTTAAACCCAAATGCAAATTTGGGTGGTGTTCGGGTGCGGATCAGCCTCGAGGCTGCTCCGGGTGTTGTTGATGTTAACCCTAATGAAGTAATGAAAGTGCTATCTCTTGCGAGTGGCGCCTTTACTTCCAATTTACAGGGCATCTATGACAGCATCTTGAGCGGAACGAAATAATTCCGACGCACTAGATGCAGGGTAACCTGTGTCTTACCATTTCCTAATTTTGGAGTGATTTATGAGTAGCACCTGCTCTTTAATGAAAAATGTACAATCTGCGTTCGAAAAGGACGTCGCTGGTTTGTATTTACCTCCCGACTCCGCAATAGGAGTAGCGGTGAATGCACAACGTTCTGCATTCGGGAAGAAATTCCAGGATGACGAATCTCAGCAGTCCCTCGCTCATCAAGCTTGTATAGAAATATTTCAGGAACAAGACCGAAGAACCGGTACAACTGGCCTCATACTTAAATATCTGCGTCTATCGTACCATGGCTGGGTAACCAACTATGGCGACGCAGAAAGAGGTCAAAGTGTTAAACCGTTTCCAGTTTACGAGCACTACAGATTCCTCCGGGAATGCTCGTGCAGTCTTGACGTATATACGCAGGTCCGGGTCAGGGAGGCGGAAGAAAGATTTTATATCGAAGGTTTTAAATGCCTTCTTTTTAATCCTATTCGCTTACTTGGCTTTGACCAATTCGAACAACTGTCTAAGTCTAGGAAAGATTTTCTCCTCGGAGATCTCAATCCTGTTGACGAAGCTATTCTAGATAATGTATACACGCATGTCCTGCTTGATGAACTAGATAATTGGGATGAGAATGGCATATGCCTCTCTCCCGATGACTCAATCGGTTGGGGCTATGACCTGGAAACAGGCCCTGGCGCTGTCGCAACCTCGTCGCGAGACTCGGTTGTTGACTTGAGCTGGTACGCTAAATTCTTACAGAATACGCGTACTGCCTCCAACGAAGGAGTCGCTCTGTACGTCAATCAAATATTGATGTCTCACCCTCTCTGGGCAAGCGCTGAGAACCAGCGACATATTAATTGCATAGAGAGGAATGCGGCGTCGATTGACGTCGGTGTACCTGGTCAGTTCTTTTCAGTTCCCAAAAACGACGTTGTACGTCGTCCTTGTATAAAGCAACCGACCGATGACATGATCTGTCAAAAGTTGGAGGGGCGTGGTATCGAAGAACAGCTCAAAAAGCGGTTTAATATCGACATCACTACCCAGGAACAAATCAACAAGAAAATGGCCTATCTTGGGTCGTTTCGAAGTGGTTTCTCCTTTTGTACTGAGGACTCAGTTGGTGCGTCAAACTCGATTCATCACGAAACCGTAAGGTCAGTGTTGAATGAGAGATGCGCTTCGCGGCTTCGGGCATGTAATGTCCCGACTGTCCAGATAGAAGACTCTCTCGTGAGCTTAAACACTTTCTGTACTATGGGCAACGGGTTTACCTTTCCGCTAGAAACTTATATTTTCGCGAAATTCTGCGAGAAAGTTTACTATGCTGTTGGTGAACCGTTGGTTGATCATCGTTTGCTCGAACTAACCGGTTCGAAGCAGCGCTTCGGCGTGTTCGGCGATGATATAATAGTTGTCCAGCCAGCGTACAATCACATCATAAATGTACTTCGACTCTTTGGATTTGAACCCAACGAGGAAAAGTCGTTCTCCGTTGGTTACTTCCGTGAAAGTTGCGGAGGTGACTATTATGATGGTCGTGACGTTCGACCTGTCTTCTGTAAAAGCCTAAAATTGGCTAGCGACAGGTTATCCTTGCTGAACAGGCTCTTACGCTGGGGTTGCCTACATGGCATCCAGCTAAGGAACTGCTATCGGGTCCTACTCGATTCAGTGCCTGTTAAAGAACGACGTCCTATCCCTGGATGGGAGGATGTCGGTGCGGGAATAATCGTACCTGAAGCACTAATCTCATCGTCTCGCTTTGCACGCACAGCGCGTGCTTGTAGTTCAGCGGACAATCTATCCTTAGGACGTAAATATTGTCCTAAGAAGAGCGAGGTGCAGTACTTCAGCGGCTTCGTGTATGAGCGGCGTTTATCACGCTCTCAAAAAATACGAAAGTACGTCGAAACGACGAACTACGCTGGTGTTACTAGGGTCTGGGAATTCCCAGAGGATGCTTTGGTTGCCCTCCTTGGTGGGTACCTTGGTGAAAATGGAACTGTCACACTTCGACAAGATGGTCGAAAAATATCCAAAGTTAGCCAGGCTTATACGCCAGGCTGGACTGTGTTGCCGCCTATACAGACTGCGACTCCATTAGAAGTCATAGTGAGTCAAGGTTGGCGGTCGACCTTTGGAACTGTCGAGAGACAGTATGCAGTAGGCTCGGAAAACTGCTACGAAACGTACTTGCTAAGTTTGATGGCTGACCACCAACAAGCAGTTTAGTAAGTCCGGCCGAGCCGACCCTCAAATGAATTGAGG